GTATCCGATACACCAGCCGCCGTTATTGAGCTAATCTTATTATTTCCGGAAGTAGTTGTGCTTTGCGTTACTCCACCAGAGAACGTTGCAGTATAAACGGCAGGATAACGCAAGATTATAATTCCAGAACCACCGGTGCCGCCATTACCACCGGGATCATAACCACCACCGCCGCCGCCGCCACCGCTATTAGTTGATCCATTACTGCCTGCCGTATTTGGAAACCTCGAACCAGCGCCACCACCACCGGTGCCGCCTGTTCCAGCGCTAATTCCGTTACCGCCTGCGACGGTCGAGCCACCACCACCGCCGCCAGCATAAGTTGTCGATGAGCCTGAAATACTAGTTGCGGTTCCATTTCCACCATTACCGGCAATTCCGTTAGTTGTTGAGCTTGCTTCTTGGCCGACTTGTCCGGCGCCACCACCACCGCCGCCAGAAGAGTTGGTGCTGTAGCCTCGACCGCCATCATTACCTTGGCCTGTAGTTTTTGTACCGGCATCCAAATAGACGCCACCGGCCGAGCCGTTACCGCCAGCACCACCACCTGAGCCGCCATTACCGCCAGCATAATTTCTTTCATAAGACCCACCGCGACCACCGCCGGTGCTTGTAATAGTTGAAAACGTTGAATTATTACCACCGGTACCATTAGCGCCACTTGTGCCTCCGGATCCACCGCCACCAATAATCAAAGAATAAGCGGTGGAAACAGATAAATTCAATGCTGATTCTAGACTTCCACCACCGCCGGTTGCGTCAATTGTGCAACGCATTCCACCGGCGCCAGCGCCACCACCGTACGAATATCCACCGCCACCACCGCCAGCAACAACCAGATAATTAACAACCAAAGGCGCTTTGACGGATTGTGAAGCAACGATCCCAAGAATGTTCATCTTAGATTAGACGTCCTACTACGAAGAAACTGTCTCCGGTGCTCTTGATAATCGATGCCGCTCCTGCGACTGCGGTGATTGTCGGGTTCGTTGCTGTTGTTCCAGCGCTTGAAATAGTCACGCCCGAACCTTGCACGATTGAGACGGTTCCGGTTGCTCCGGTCTTGAGAATGTTGATGACCGCACCGGTTGTGAATGCAACGCTCGATGAATTTGGGATGGTGATAGTAGTCGTGTTGGTGTTTGAATACGTAACGATCTTATTCGAAGAATCGGCTAATTGGAGCGTGTCAGAAGTTCCGGTCACAGCCCGAAAGGTTAGACGCCAAAGGTCATTGATCTCGGTCGAGATCTCATTCATTTGAGCGGCTGTTAGAACCTGACCGGTTGTGAAGGTCTGTGCTGGAAAGGTCATCGTTTCTCCTAGTAGCTCAAGATGTCTTGATCGAGCAAGCCATCCACGCTGGAATCTAGGACGAATCCTACCGCGAAAGGCTGTGCTGTTGTGAAAGTAGCCGTGAAACTCCGTGGAGTTATATCGTAGCCGACGCCGGCCACAACGGTATTACTGACCGCGTTACCGTTAGGCAAGGTCTGTGTCACTTGGATAGGCGAGAAGATGTCCATGTCTAGACCGGCCACGACACGGTTAGGATCTTGATCAGAGAAGAGATCAAGGGTGATTGATTGCAAAGTAAAGTCGGTGCCTACTTCCTTACGGCTGGCAAGGATGAGATTGGCTTGATCTAGAGCATCTGCGTCCGTTTGCATGATTCCGGTACGAATACGGCTGTGCTCGAAGTATTGATCAATTGACGTGGTATCCGTGACGGTCTGAGTCGTTCCACCGGCTCTCGTTACGCTAACACGATTGATAAGTCCGGCATCCGATAGGTCGAAGGCAACGGATTGATAGGTAATAGCGCTGGTCGAATTGACGTCTGTAAAGATGTACGGAGTACCGCCAGAAGCCAAGATAATGTCATTTCGGCTCTTGAAATTGGCGTTGCCATTTTCATCCATGTAGAAGGCGCCCATTTCGGTCTGTTCGACCGTCTGGCAGGCTGCGAGAAGGGATCGGGATGTGCCGGTGTCTGCCTGAACCGTAGTCGTACTCGTGGTCGAGATATTTCGCATGGCTGGCCAATTGCCAGCATCCAAGATGGTTGCGATGCGTTGGCCGGTAGTCTGCCCGGCTGTGCCGCCCGATACCGTTGTGATCGTGGTCAGATTGAGAAGCTGAAAGCCATCAACGCATGAGAGATCCACGAAAGCCGGGTCGTAACCGGTCGGAGACGTGTATTTCCATTCCTTGATGTACATTGATCCAAGCGCATAAGTGACGTTGTTATAAATAGCCTCAAAGCGGATTTTGCGCATTGGAAGAATCTTGCCAAAGTTGGCACCGCCTGTATTAGCCGGATTGAAGATACCAGCCTCATCGACAAGCCTGACTTGAGCCGTACCAGCAAAGAAACTATCTGCGGTTCGATTGTACGCACGACGGATGCGAGCAAAGAGGACGTAAGGCGTTACATCAACGATGTCGCTGGCAGCCGTGCCAAGAATGGATGAATCAAGCGGAGTCGAAGGATCATCAAGGACGAGAGCCGGGTCGAAAGTTGCTCCGTTAGAGAAGTCGATCTTGCAACTGAACACCGCGCCAGCCATTAGCGACCTAACAATTCAAGCTGACCCGGTATACCGGCTCTATTTCCTTGAAAGAGTTCATCTTGGAACTTATCAAAGAGCTCTTGTTCGGTGACAACGCTGCCTTGGATATTTTGAATGATCACCACGCCCGCACCGCCAGCCGGTGCCGTTGCGTTCAAAGGTGCCACGCCGGTCGCATTGACGGTCTCTCCTGAGAAAAGGAAATCTAAGAAGGCGGCACCGCCAGCGACGCCAAGGTTACGAGCGCCTAGGTTATATGCCTCAAGCGCGGCTTCTCCGGTCAAAGAAGGTGACGCAACGCCTGTCGATGGCACGGATCCGGTAATAGATCCGATGCGAGCGCTTGCGAGCTTGAGAAGTGCCTGCAATTCAGCCTCAAGATCTGCGAGACGTTGATTCTTGACCAGAGAGCTACCAAATAGGGAGTCTTGAGTGCGCTTGCGTTCTAGCTCGATAAGACGGTTGAGCGAAGCCTCGTCATCTTGTGCGGTCTCTGTTCGGATGGCTTGAAGCGCCTTCACGCGAGCCTTATCTTCATCTGATAATTGACGGCTCAAAGCGGCTTGAAGGTTGATGGCATCGATGTCGAACTTCTCCTCAAGACGCTTCTTGATTTCATCCTGACGCTTCTCGGCTGCTTTTGTCGCTGCCTTACGACGATCTTCTGCCTTATCTTTGACTCGCTCCTGCTCTCTCTGGCGAGAAAGTTCCTTGAGCGCCTTACGCTCTAACTTGTAGCGTCGATCCACATCTGCAATCTGCGCCTTGCGTTCGGTTGCATCGAGCGCTATGTCCTTAGACAAGAATTGACCGGTAAGAGCTGCTTGATCGCCAAGTCTGCCGATAGGTGCTGCGAGAAAGGCTCGAAGTCGTGCTGCTCCACGGCCAGCAAGCTCAAAGCCTCGACCGAGCTTTTCTGCCAAGGTCACAAGATCCGTCAGACCTTGTTGGAAGTCTCCACGGCCTAGAGCCTCGATTCCCTTCACAACACCGAGACCAATTGCTTCACGCGCCTCGTCAGATGCCACGGCCAACGCTCGCATCTTGCCTGCATAAGTCGTGAGATCTGCGGCTGCTGCTCCACCGAACTTATCTTGCAATTCTGCTTGGATGACGTTGAAATCTTTGGATTCGATGGCGGCTGCCGAAAGTCCAGCATCAAGACGTCGGAGCGCGGTGGTCTGGCCATCGTAGGCTCGACCCAATGCCCGAGATACGGTTGTAAGCGACTTACCGCTGCCGATGCTGACATTGATGGCAAGCTCTAGAAGTTCGGTGGCCTTGGTAACGTCTGCTGTCTGCCGAACAAGTTGAGCCAGCGCTGGCCGAAGTTCATCATCGGAAACAGCCGTTAGTTGTTGTAACTGATCGATTGTGTTTTCGATAGTTAGAGATGTGTAGGCCAGACCGAGGTTGTTGAGCGCTAGTTCTAGCTGACGAACTTGCCCGGTCTCATCGGCAAAGGCTTTGGTACTGTTTTTGATAAAGCGAAAGAAGGCTCCAAAGCTGACAATACCCAAGAGTCTCTTTTGTAGTTTCTCAAGACCACGATCAAGCCCTCGGGTCTGCTTCCCAAAGTTGTCAATGCCACGGCCAGAGAGTTTGGTGACGAAATTGACTATGACATTTCTTGTGGATGCCATTATCTGACTCCCCTAACGAACTTCAAGAGTCGAGTCTCTAGGACATGCTCGACTTCTCTGATGACTTTCGGGCCGTGTATCTCTGCCGCACGATAGACAAGACGGCGTGGATTGCCTCGCCGGACGGCCAATGCCTTCACGAAGTCCTCGCGAGCATTAGGGTTACGACTGACTCGCTGAGTTCGACGAACCGACGTCTGCTTGCCTGATCCTGCTAATTCATAGATGATGCCGGGAGCTTCGCTATTGATAAGGGAGATGGCCGTTGTCTCGATCTTTGTGCCTAGCTCTCGGCCTGTGGCAAAGCGAGTCCGGCTGATTTTGATGCCTTTTCTAACCAAGGAGGGCACCCACTTCCAGCGATAGGCAGAATCTCGCCCTCGATGCTCAAAGTCGTTTGCCCATGAAAGGCTGGTATAGGTCGGCTCTTTCTGACGCCAATTACGAAGCGGATTGTCTCCGGGTACGAATGAGCGAGCTGCATCTCTGGCTGGCAGAACAGCACGATTGAGCGCCTTAGTAAAGTCCTTGCGCAATTCCGGGCTGATGGCTTTGAGATCCTTCAAGAGCTTGTCGTAATCATCGAGCCGAATCGCTCCTTGTAAGGCCATCTCATCGCCTCCTTGCGGCTGCTCGCTTCGTGTTGATCGCTCTCTCTTGGAGAATCGACTTGATCGCGGTATAGATAGCCGGATCGCACTCTAGTAAAGCATTAGGTGCGATGCCGGTTAGTACCGCAAGGGACGCGATCTCGTAGATGTCTCCCTTGCGGTCTATCCATTTTTTGCATCAAGGATGATGTCAATATCTTCAAACTGATCGATATAGGCATCCCCGAATTCGGTTGTGGTCTTGCCAGACTTGCTTTCGCATAGCCAAGCGAGATACCAAAGATCCGAATCCATCTGGAACTCGACTAGTCTCTTTCGCCATCCTGCCTTGAAATGACTCTCAAAGGCTACCCGGACGCTCGGAGTGAGATCGTAAAAGAGTTCCTGACCGTCTTTCTTAGTGATCTTGATCTGGTGCATATAGTCCCCTTATGAAATTATGAAGATGCTTTGACGATTGCTGTCACCGGGAAGGATGCGCTTACAGAAGCGACGCCATCGACGGAGCCATTGATCGGTGTCCAATTCGAGATGAGGCAAGACATCGTGTACGAAGGATTCGTAGCGGTGACGGTGCCTGATACCGGAACTAGACGGATGTTGAGCTTGGTGCCGAGAGCATTCTCGAAGAGAGCGTTCACGGATCCAGAATCGAAGTCGTTGTAGAGCTCAAGGTTGAGGGTTGAGCGCTCGACTCCTGTGATGGCGTTAGCCACCGTGTCATTCATGGCAGTAATATCAACGACGTCCAACTCACGGCTGAGGCTCACGGTTGAAACGTGATCCGTAATCGTGTTAGTAGTGCCGACGATAACCGCCACCTTGTTCCCCATGAAGATTGCCATGAGTTATTTCTCCTTAGCCTATCAAGGTCACTTCATACCGATAACTTAGGTAATCGATATTTGCGACCGTAATTGTACCGCTGACGGCTTGCGTTACGCGCAACGTCTGGACGGCGCCGCCTAAAGTCTTGTCTGCTTCGATGGCGGTCTTGATCGAAGTAGCACCGCTAGATTGCAGGTAGCCATCTAGCCGATCTTGTGCTGCCGATTCGCTCATGCGTCCGACAATCACAAGAACACTTAGAGTCGCGCTATCGAAGCCGCGATTGAGTGTGAAGTCATAAGTCATGTCCAGCATGCCTATAACCGCCAGAGCGCCATTCGTAGGAATGTTCGCACTATCTGGCAAAGTATCCAAGACTCGAAGTCCAGAAACGGTCTGCAAAGCCGTTTTCATATTGTCTCGAACTGTTGAAGGAATCACGCCAAAGTCTCTTTCCTATAAGCGCGAACCATAGCCGTCACATCACGGCCAAGCGGAGACATGCGAATCGCGCCAAGATCACCAAGACCCAAGACTCCACCGGGAGCATCTTTGCGCTTGTAGAGATCTGCGGTGAGGATGAGGCATGCTGACGTTATATCGTCTGGCACCGACGGCCAGCCCCATCGTGCGGTGACTTGAACACCGGGACGAAGTCCATTGCTGAATAAGCCCGGGAAGATCGGAAATGACGTCGTGTTCGAAACCATGGTCAGCTGTGTAAAGGGACGTCCCTTAGCGGCTGCGGTCAAAGGATCGAGCAAGAAGTCTTGATTGAGTGTCAAAGTCTGAGTAAAGGTGCCGTTGCCGGATTCATCTATGGCTACGACAAGGCTTGCAGATGTACCGATGTCATCGGTATAGACGAATACATCGGAATAAGCACGATAGAGACGTGCGCTCGCTGCTGAATCAAGATAGAAACGACGGTTAGCGATGCGATCAATGCTTCGAGATGCTGACTCAACGAGGCTCTCAAGAAGCGTGTCATCGGCTGTGTCTGAATTAGGGATGCTGAGAAAGGACTTGATCTCTGCGAGTGTGGCGTAGCCGTTAGTTATAGCCATGATCGACTTTCTCGAACTTTCACGTTTGGGACTAGGAACATGATCGCCCAATCCAGCCGATCATGGGTATAACGTTCCCGGCAAGGGAAAGGGAACCTTGCCGGGAACGAGAGCGCACTAGAAGCTAGGCGCTGCGAGTCCGGTACCTTGGATGCGAGCAATCGCTCCGGGGTAGCGGAGAGCGGTGAAGGCGCTCATACCGAACATGACGATATTGAGAGCAACCTTGCCGTTTGGCTCTTCGAACTTGACGTAGGTCGGAGAGTTTGCCTCTTCCCAGAGGTGGCACTCATTGAGATCTACGACGTAGATTCGATCCTGATCTGTTGATGCTGTCGTGGTGACGTTTGCATCGACGATGACCGGAAGGCCAAGGATCGAGTAACCGGAGTTTCCGTACGCTGGAACACCAGCACCGGTACCCATCGCGTTCTGTGGGTTGTAAGCCTGTGGCACAACCAACGGACGGTTCTGGGAATCAACGCCTGCCAAGAAGAATGCAAGGCGTCGTGGGTGCATGATGATTGCATTTGGATTTGCGTAGATGGTCGATTGAACCTGACCG